CCCCCGCGTACCTTTGCGTAACATTCCGGTTTTCCCGGCTAGGGTAATCCTGTGAACGCTTTGCAACGTCGCTTCGCTGAGGAGTTCGTGACGGACCATCACGGGCAGAATGCGGCGATCCGGGCTGGGTATTCGGCGAAGCGGGCTCGGCATACGGCGTCGGAGCTGTTGGCGCGGCCGGACGTGGCTGCGTATGTGGCTGAGCTGGAGACTGGTACGCGTGAGGCCCTGGGTGTTACGCATTTGGACGTGGTCCAGGGGTTTTGGGGGTATCACGAGAGGGCGCTGGCTGGTGAGGTGCCGGCGTCGGTGGGTGTTCGAGGGTTGGAACTGGTGGCGAAGTCGTTGGGCATGTTCGTGGAGCGGTCGACGGTGGAGCATTCCGGGGAGGTGGTCTACACGTTGACCTTGGACCGAGACTTGGAGGGATAAAGCGTGGACATTGCCGACCAGCCTTGGTTCCCTCGGTGGTATCGCGGGTGTACTTGTGCTGTTTGTGGGCTACCTTTGTCGTCAGAGCATTTGCGGTACCCGAACTGGCATCGAGAGGGAGCCGAGTTGACCGCAGTGCAAATAGAAGCGGCCCGGACTTCCGCTGTTGATGGGCGTTCCTTGGTGTCGGCGCGGTTAGCTCGGGGACTATGACCACCGCCACCGCGCGGAAGTTGGTTTACCAGCGGCCACATCTCTATCCGAAGCAGGAAGCGGCCATCTTCCATCCTGCCCGATACGGGGTGATCGAGGCGTCGACCAAGACCGGCAAGACGGTGGGCTGTCTGGTGTGGATTCACGAGCAGGCCGCGCTCAAAGGAGGGCCGGGACGGAACTTCTGGTGGATCGCTCCCACCTTCTCCACTTCCAAGATCGCCTACCGGCGGCTGAAACGGTTCTTGCCTGACGGCTCCTATACCCCGAACGAGACCGAGCTGACCCTGACCCTGGCCAACGGCGCGGTGATCTGGTTCAAATCGGGTGACAAGCCGGACTCGCTGTACGGGGAGGACGTTTATGCAGCGGTGATAGATGAGGCCACCCGCATGAAAGAGGACGCCTGGTATGCGATCCGGTCCACCCTGACCGCGACGAAGGGCCCAGTGCGGATCATCGGCAACGTGAAGGGTCGGAAGAACTGGGCTTACAAGCTGGCACGCCGCGCCGAAGCCGGGACCAAGGGTTACCACTACGCCAAACTGACCGTCTGGGATGCGGTAGAGGCGGGAGTGTTCGACCAGGCCGAAGCCGAAGACGCCAAAGACATCCTGCCCGATGCGGTGTTCCGAGAGTTGTACCTGGCCGAGCCCGCCGACGAGGGGGATCAGTTCTTCAACGTCGGCAAGCTTGAGACCGTGGCCGAGTACCCGGCGTCGGCAAAGGTGTGCCGGGTGTGGGACTTCGCGGTCACCGAGGACGACGGGACTAACCCTGACTTCACGGTCGGGCTCAAGGTCGCCTTCGACGGGCGGCTCACCTACATCTGTGACATCGTGCGGAAACGGGCGGCGCCGGACCAGATCACCGAGACAGTACGTACCACCGCGAAAGAGGACGGGTCGAACTGCAAGCAGGTGATCGAGGAGGAGAAGGGCGCCGCCGGCAAGATCATGGTCGCCCTGTTCAAGCGGATGCTCGCCGGTATGGAAAAGACTGGAAGGGTGGTCCCGGCGCCGGTCACCGGGTCGAAGGAGGTCCGCGCCTTCCACTTCGCCTCCGCGGTCAACGACGGCCGGGTAGTGCTGGTCGCAGGCGATTGGAACGACGCCTTTAAGAGCGAGCTGGACTGGTTCCCCTCCGGGGATCATGACGACCAGGTGGACACTGCCGCCCACGGGTACAACCATCTGGTCCCCACCGGTAGGCCGAGAGTGAGGTGGCTATGACCTACAAGCCCATTTCACCGATGCTCCCCGCCCTGCTCAAGCGGGCCGCTCCGGTCCTGTTGGACGCAGCCGGGTTCGTGGCCATCGTCGTTGGCACCGCGCGCATGGCTGGAGACTGGGCGTGGATCGTCGCCGGGGTTCTCCTGGTGCTTGTCGGCTGGCGGGCTCAGTCCTAGAGTGGTCGGCAGGCCGATGGCGATTCGCCATCACAGACAGATAGGAGACAGACCATGTACGTCAAGGTCAATGGCCCACAGCACGCCCTCTTTCAGGTGGGCGACACGCTCCAATGGGGATGCCACTTCATCGAGGACGGGCGCCAGGAGCTAGGCGACATCCACTGGCATGACGAACTCAAGGACGTGCCGCCCCTTGAGCGGCTCCACGCTTCCTACACTACGGGTCCGGTCGGCACCAACACCGAAGGCAACCCGCTCTGGTACTTCCGCTACGCCTTCTGGTATACCCCGACCGGCTGGGAAGGCGTCGTGACCGACTCTGAGATCTACAGTCTCGGGGACAACGGGAAGACCATCGACAAGGTGACGTAGCACCACAAGCGAGTCGGTTAGTCTGGCGGTGTGAAGTCCATAGTCGGGTCGCTGCTCAACCGAACGCCGATCCCTTATGGCGGTAGCCGGTCCTCCATCTTCAAGGCCACCTCCGACCGTCCCCCCCAGGAGAAGTACCTCGGGGCGATGGGCGCCCAGTCCACCATCTTCGCCATCGTGGACCGGATCGCCACCTCCATCGCCGCGGTGGAATGGCGCCTCTACCGCAAAGCCTCCAAGCCCGAGGACCGGGAGGAGACCAAGACCCATCCGGCTCTCGTCGTGCTGAACAAGCCCAACGCCCACTACACCCGCACCGAGTTCTTCGAGACGCTGCAACAGCACTTCGAGCTGACCGGCGAGATGTGGATGCTGCTCTCCCGGTCCAACCTGCTCAACGGCTCAGGCCCTCCCATCGAACTGTGGCCGGTTCGACCCGACCGGATGCGGCCCGTCCCCTCTCCCTCCGAGTTCATCGCCGGGTACACCTACAAGAACGGCCGTGACGAGATCCCGCTTCGCATCTCGGACGTGATCTACAACAAGCGTCCCTCTCCGCTCGACCCCTACCGCGGGATCGGACCCATCGGCACCCTGCTGATCGACATCGAAGGCGAGCACGCCGCCTCCGCGTACAACACTCAGTTCTTCCACAACGGCGCCGAGCCCGGCGGCATCCTCGAGATTCCCGAGATCCTGTCCGACGACGAGTTCGACAAGCTGGTAGCCCACTGGGAGCAGCAGCACCGCGGAGTGAACAACGCCCACAAGGTGGCCGTGGTGGAGGCGGGCGTGTGGAAGGAGCGCACCTACACCATGCGCGACATGCAGTTCGAGCAGCTCCGCAGGTTTTCACGTGAAACATTCCGCCAAGCATGGGGGTTCCCCAAGCCGATGCTCGGCGATGTCGAGGATGTGAACCGGGCCAACGCCGAAGCAGCCTCCTTCGTCTTCGCTGATCAGCTTCTCATCCCCCGGTTGCGGCGGTGGCGCACCATGCTGAACGACGATTACCTGCCTCAGTTCGGATCGATGGGTGCCGGCTACGAGTTCGACTTCGACCCGGTGATCCCCCGCTCGGTCCAAGACGAACGAGAGGACACCCGGATGGCGGCCCAGGCCGCTCAGATGCTCGTGTCGCAGAACTTCGACCCGGCCGAGACCCTCGCCGCCTTCGGGTTGCCGCCCATCTCGCACCCGATGTCAGACGGTGACAGCAGCGACCCCCGCGCGGTGGCCGAGCTGATCCAGAAGATCTACCTGGGGGTGGGAGTGGTGCTGTCCTCGGACGAAGCGCGGGCCATCGCTAACAAGGCCGGCGCCGGGCTGGTGGGCCCACTCACCGGCAATGGCGTTGAACCAGCTTCTTCCAGTGATAAGCTGACCGCCGATGCGACCTAGCAATCTGCTCACCGGGCGGCAGGTGTTCAACAAGATGCCAGCCCAGGACGACTGGTATCGGATCGTCAACCTCGCAGACGAGGACCGCGCCGAGATCTGGCTGTATGACGAGATCGGCTACTTCGGCACCACCGCCGCCGACTTCGTGCGCAACCTCTCCGAGCTGGAAGCCAACAAGATCGACCTCCACATCAACTCTCGAGGCGGCGACATCTTCGACGGGATCGCCATCTACAACGCCCTGCGCACTCACGACGCCTGGGTCAACGTCCAGGTCGACGCTCTCGCCGCCTCCATCGCCTCGGTGATAGCCCAGGCCGGCGACCGCCGGACCATGATCACCGGATCGCAGATGATGATTCACGAGGCGTGGGGGATCGCAATGGGCAACGCGGCCGACATGCGCACCTACGCCGAGCTGCTCGAGAAGCAGTCGGGCACCATCGCCGGGATCTACGCCGAACGCTCAGGGGGTTCGGGGAAGAAAGCGCACTATCTGTCCCTCATGAAAGAGGAGACCTGGCTGACCCCCCAAGAGGCGGTAGCCGAGGGCCTTGCCGACGAAGTGGTCAAGCCCAAGGCTACAGTTCTGGAAGAACCTGCCAGCGAACAGGAAGACGAGGAGACCGTGGACACGTCTGCGTTCCTCGAATCAACAGAGGTCGAAGGAGCCCTTGTATGAAGCCCACGCTCTCCTACCCCTACGTGGAGAATCGGTCCCGGAAGATGGCCCCGTATTTCGGGCGTCCCCGCAACGAGGCCAAGGTCGCTGACCTGACGGTGCCCGACACCCCTGACGGGCTGGCCGAGTTCATCGCCGATCCGAAGCAGTGGGATCAGCTCCAGAAGGCCGAGCCTCAGGCACGTCTCGACTGGTTCGCCAAATACAACAAGGCGGTGAACAAGGGCGAGGTCCTGTCCAAGCAGATCGCCGAGCAGTCGACGGCGACGGTCATCGAGTTCCTGAAGGACAACGGAGTCACCGATCGTCCCGACTTCTCCGAGATTGCCACCGAGGTCGTGGCCAAGATGGGCCCCCAGGCCGGGCCGCAGCGGTCGCCGCTCTACAACCCGAAGGCGATGGGCGCTTCCATCGACAGCGAGTTCGAGACCTCGGCCGACTACTTCAAGACGATCTGGCACAACACCGACCGGACGCCGGAGATCCAGTCCAAGCTCAGCCGGATTCGCAACGCCTTCTCATCGAACGTCCCCTCCGAGGGTGGATTCCTCATCCCCGAGAATCTGCGTTCCGAACTGCTCAGGGTGGCGCTGGAGACTTCCATCGTCCGGCCCCGGGCAAGAGTGGTCCCGATGGAATCGCTCCGCGTGCCGTTCCCGGCTATCGACTCCACCACCAACGCGACCAGCGTTCACGGTGGGGTGGTCGGTTACTGGACTGAGGAGGCCGGCGCCCTGGTCGAGTCGGCTGCTTCGTTCGGACGGATCGTGCTCGAGGCGAAGAAGCTGACCGCCTACACCGAGGTCCCCAACGAGCTGGTCTCGGACTCTGCCATTTCCTTCCAGGCGTTCATCGATGACATCTTCCCCGAGGCTCTCGCCTTCTACGAGGACCTTGCCTTCTTCAACGGGACCGGCGTCGGTGAGCCCCTCGGGTTCCTCCGGGCCACCTCGGAGATCCAGGTGACCAAGGAGAGCGGCCAGTTGGCCGACACCATCGTCTGGGAGAACATCGTCAAGATGTATTCCCGGATGCTCCCCTCGAGCCTGGGACGGGCAGTGTGGATCGCATCGATCAACACCTTCCCCGAGCTGGCGACGATGGCGCTGTCGGTCGGTACCGGAGGTTCGGCCATCTGGCTGAACAACGGAGTCGAGGGCCCGCCCATGACCATCCTTGGACGTCCGGTGATCTTCACCGAGAAGGCCCCGGTCCTCGGCGATGCCGGCGACATCAACTTCGTGGACTTCGGCTTCTACCTGGTCGGCGACCGTCAGGTGATGACCGCCTCCTCGTCGGAGCACTTCAAGTTCCAGAACGACAAGACCGCGTACCGGATCATCGAGCGGGTCGACGGTAGGCCGTGGCTCAACTCGGCGCTCACCCCGCAGAACAGTGGGGATACGCTGTCACCGTTCGTGCAGATCGCAGCCCGCGCATAAGCAAGGTCGGCATTAACCCCCCGACCCCAACATAAGGAGACGACATGGAAGGACTTGGAAGACTGTTCAACGTGGTGTATTCGGCGTCCGGGCTGAACATCAGCCTCAAGGATTGCTCGGGAGTCACGTTCCTGAACTTCCTCGACGCCGGCACCCAGACGATGACCCTTCAGGAGACACTCCCTGACGGGACCGGCGACCAAAACCTGGTGGTCATCGACACCATCTACAAGATGCCCGCGGTGGGCGGGACGTGGACCAAGGTGACCCAGACAGCCGCAGCCACCTACGACAACTCGACCGACGCCACCAACGACCTGATCGCCATCTACGTCTCGGCCGAGTCCCTGTCGGCCGGCTTCCAGAACGTGGAGATGACCGCAGGAACGGGTACTTGTGTCGCCATCCTCCACGATCTGCACGTGCAGCGGAAGCCTGAGAACCTGGCGACGGCAATCGTCTGATGAGCCAGTACCTCAAGCACGCGTCGACTCGGCTGGTAACGCAGGGAGTCCGAACCAAGAAGACCCTGGCTGGAGTGACGAACGCCACCCAAGGGTTGTTCACGGTGACCGGTGTGGTCATCATCCAGGGGATCATCGGCTACGTGACCACGGCAATGGACGGGACCACCACGTCGATCAATCTCAACCACGATCCGACCATCGGCTCCGCGGCTGACTTGTGCGCGGCCACAGTGGTCACTTCGGACGCGGCCGGGACCATCTACGGATACCTCGGCGATGCGATCACCACGCTGCTGGTCTCCTCGGGCACCACCGCGCCAGGGACCGCCTATGCGCCGATGCCGAACAGCAAGCAGGTGCTCCCCCCTGGGGTGATCGGACTGGTCGGCACTGCCGCCGATGCCGGTGTAGTCGACTGGTATTGCCTGTGGACTCCCCTCTCCGACGATGGGCTAGTCGTCGCGGCATGAGCCATATGCTGGACCAGGCTGGAGTGGCGACTATCGCCGGGTTCAGTCTGGGCGGTGCTGCCGCCGGCGGGATCGGGATGGGCCGACAGGTGTCGGTTGCCACAGCTCTCCCCCCTGCTGACACGGTGTCACGGGACATCTTCTCCATCGACGGGGGAAGGGTCCTGGTCACCGGGCTTCTCGGTGAGGTGACGGTGGCCATCCCCGCCGCCTCCATCGACTTCGACCTGGCCTTCGACCCGGACAACGGCGGAACCAACGTGGCCCTGGCCACTGCCCTGGTCTGCGACTCTGACGTGGCCGGCACCTACTACACACTCAACGACACCTTCGGCGGAGCCCTGGTCACCTCCACTGCCAACTCGCTGCTTAACGCCACCCTCGAGGAGCCGTTCATGCTCGGCGCCGGGGACATCGTGTGGACGACCACCGGCGGCGGGCTGATCGGAACCTCGGCCCGGGTGAAGTGGGATCTGTGGTATGTGCCCCTAGATGATGGAGCGGTGGTGACGTAATGCCCAAGATCACTGTCCACGGCGGACCTTCCTATCCGATTGGTCTTCTACCAGAGACACCGGCCGAGCCGGACTCCCCCTCTTCGGTTCGGCCTGGTGCCAAAGCTCCGAAGGCCGAGTGGGTTGTCTACGCGGAAAGCCTCGGACTCAATGTGGAGGGGTTGTCAAAGCCGAAGATCGTCAAGGCGGTTGATACCCTGAAGCTGTGAGCTGGGAACAACTCCTCGCCATCCTTCAGGAACGCCGCCGCGAAGCGGAGAGCCCCGACCCACCTGCTGCCTGTCCCAACGACGGGGAACCTCTGATCGATGGACCCAACGGTCTGTTCTGTCCTTTCGATGGGTGGCGTCCGTGACCTATGAGAAGCCGCCCGGATCTTCCAAGCTCCCGCTCGACATCAGACGGGGAATGCTCGAGATCGCCAAGGCGGTCATCGGCGAGACAGGAGCGCAGGGACCACAAGGAGAACAAGGTGAGCAAGGTGAGCAAGGACCAGCCGGAGTTCAAGGTCCTCCAGGTGATACGGGGCCTCAAGGACAACAAGGTGATCCTGGAGCCGATGGAGCAACAGGACCCGAAGGTGCAGCAGGCGCTACGGGTTCTGTGGGACCGGAGGGTCCAGAAGGCCCAACAGGTCCTCAAGGCATACAGGGAGACGTAGGTCCCCAAGGTGACCCGGGTCAGGACGGAGCTGGCGGAGATCCATTGGACGCCTGGCCGGTCGGGTCGGTATTCATCGGAGTAGTCGCTACCTCACCGGTCACTCTGCTTGGCGGTGGCACCTGGGCGCGTATTGCCGAAGGGCGGGTGCTCGTCTCGCAGTCGTCCGACACCGACTTCGACACCGCCCAGGAGACCGGCGGGGAGAAGACGGTCACTCTGACCGCGGCGCAGTCCGGCGTTCCCGCCCATGCTCATATCCAACGGGCGAACACGTCGACCTCAGGGTCGTCGGGAGCGGGCCACGCTCGAGACACGTCTACCTCGGGGGGACCATCCAACAACTGGTTCACCACCGCGGACAACGCTGCCGCCGATGCAGCTCAGGCGCACAACAACATGCCGCCCTACTTCGTGGTCTACATGTGGGAGAGAACCGCCTGAGCCCGAGGTCGGTGCGGTATGCTTCCAGAATCTTCTAGAAAGAAGGAAGATGTCCGAGCCGTACTATGCGACGGTCGAGCAGTTGATGGCTGCCGCCGATGTTAAGAGCACCAGCAACGAGACCGAACGGCTCCGCCGCCTCCTCGATGCCGCCTCCCGGCGAGTAGAGCAACGCTGCCACCGCCACTTCTACCCGCTCACCGCGGCCTACACCTTCGAGCCTGATGGATTCATCGACTCCGAGTTCAGGGAGTGGACGTTCTGGCTGAACAAGGATCTGCTCAGCGTCTCGGCGATCACCAGTGATGGCACCGCGGTCGCCAGCTACACCCTCCAGCCGGCCCGTCATGGCCCCCCCTACAACCGGGTCCTGATCGACTCGGGCTCGGTGTTCGTCATCACCGGCGAATGGGGATACTCGGACGACACCACCCCGGCCGGGGCCCTGGCCGAAGCCCTCGACGCCTCCGAGACCGATGTGGATGTGACCGACTCGTCCCAGACCGGGATCGGGGATCTCCTCCACTGCGAGTCCGAGAAAATGGTCGTCACCGGTAAAGCCCTGAAGGACACGACCGCCAACGTCACCACCGACCTGGCCGCCACCGTCTCAGACAACGAGGTCGCCGTGAACACCGGCGCTCTGGTCAAAGCCGGTGAGGTGATCACGGTCGGCGCCGAACGGATGAAGGTGATGTCAATATCTGGAAACGACCTTCAGGTGGTCCGCGCTTTCGACGGGTCCACCCTGGCCGCTCACACCCAGCCGGTCGACGTGTACGCACCGCGCACCCTCACCGTGGAGCGAGGAGCGGCCGGGTCCACCGCGGTCACCCACGACACCGCCACCGCGCTGACCCGCAACCTTCCACCGGCCGCAGTGTCAGAGGCGACTATCGCCGAGGCCCTGGTCGCCTACGCACAGGAGTCCTCGGCTTATGCCCGGGTGGTCGGATCGGGTGACAACCAGAGAGAGTCGGGCGGGATCGGATTGACTGCCGCCCGTAAGGAACTGCTCCGATACCGCCGGGTCAGGATGGCCGCCATATGATGACGGTCGACACCTCCGGTCCCATCTTCGACGGACGCGCCCGCCGGGTGCTCGACAAGCTCGAGACCGAGATGACCGAGACGGTCGCGGACAAGGCGCTCACCGAAGTCACCCACCGTCTCGCCGAGGTGCTGAAGAACCCGACCGGCACCTACGTCTCCCGACTCCAGGTGGAACGGGCCGGGGAGGATCGGAAGGTGACAGACGGCGGGGTGGTCTACGGGCCGTGGCTGGCCGGTGTCTCCTCACGCAACCAGACCTCACGGTTCAAGGGTTACACCCACTGGCGTCGTGCCACCCAGACCGCGCAGAGCAAGGTTGACGAGTGGACCCGCATGGTGGTGGAACGTCGGGTGAGGGAGCTGGAATGAACGTCCAAACCCTGTTCGACAACATGCAGTCCCACGCTCTCGCCTCCGGCCGGTTCGCATCGGTGAACACCCACGAGCCGAAGTCGGCGCCAGGCAACCATCATGCTGCGCTCTGGGTCCAATCCGCTGGCCCGGTCCAGGCCACCTCCGGGCTGACCTCCACGTCGGCAAGGGTCGAGTTCAAGTTGAGGGTCTACGCCAACATGCTGTCAGAACCACAAGACGCCATCGACCCTGAGATCCTGACCACCGTGGACGAGCTGCTCACCGACTACTCGGGAGACTTCAGCCTTGGCGCCGCGGTGATGAAGGTCGACCTGCTCGGTGCCCACGGTGAGCCCCTCGGCGCGCAGGCCGGATACATCAACCAGGACGGGCAACTGCTCCGGGTCATGGACATCACCATCCCCCTCATCGTCAACGACGCTTGGAGCCAAAGTGCTTGACCATGCTTTGGAATGCACCTGCCCCTTGCCGGAACGCTACCCGATGACGAGCGGCCCGGAGGTGGCCGCCTATCTGCGTCGGTTGGCCGAAAACGTCGAGAAGGGCGAGGTGCATCATCTGTCCCTCAGTGTTCACCCAGTACCGCCCGATCTGAGGAAAGAGACATGAGCAAGAAGACCGACCTGCAAGACGAGCTGACCTCGCTGAGCGTGCCCTACCCGGAGACGGCAACCGTGACCCAACTCGAGAGGCTGCTTGCCGACGCAACCAAGCCGGTGCTCTGCCCCCAATGCGGCAGGGCCAACGACCATCTACATCGAGGTAACTGATGAGCAAAGGAACGAGTGGTCGTTACCGAGCGTGGAAGAATCCTGGTGGGCCGGTCTGGTGGATCGAATACCTGGCGTGGAAGCTGCTCCGTGTCTGCTGGATAGGCCATCCGCTCGGACGCGCCACCGAAGACTGCCGTCTGTTCTGGTGGGCGGAACGCGATCTGCTCGACTTTAAGCGGCACCCGGAACGCTTCGAGGAAGTGGGCTTAACTGCCCCACCACCCACCTGCCTCGTCGCCAGCGCAACCGCCACCAGCACGAGCTTCACGATCAAGTGCTTGTGCGACAGGCATGAAGATGCTCTAGCTGGAAACGTAAGGAGTACCTGATGAGCAAGGTGCCCGGGCTCGGCGACAACCTGTACGTGTCCCAGTACGACCTTTCCGGGGATACGGGGAGTCTCGGTGCGATAGCCGGCGGCAACTCCCCCCTGGTGATGACCGGGATCGACAAGTATGCCTTCGAGCGGATCTCGGGGCAGGTGGACGGCCGGATCGAATGGTCATCGTTCTTCAACCCTGCCGCGGCCGCCGCCCACGCTGCGCTATCTCCGCTTCCCACCACCGACCGGATCGTCTCCTATTTCCGGGGGACAACCCTGGCCAACCCGGTCGCCTCGATGGTGGCCAAGCAGATCACCTACAACCCGACCCGGGGCGCGGACGGGTCGCTCACCTTCGCCGTCCAGTCCCTTGCCAACGGGTTCGGGATCGAATGGGGAACCCAGCACACCGCGGGCAAGCGGACAGACTCCTCGGCCACCTCACCGGCGAACGGGGTGGACGGGGAAGCGGAGACCGACTTCGGCTTGCAGGCGTATCTTCACATCTTCTCGCTCGGCTCGGGAACTCCGACCATCAAGTTGCAGGAGTCGACCGCGGTGGACGGCACCGCCGACGCCTTCGCCGACGTGACCGGCGGGGCGTTCGCACTCCAGGCGGTCGGAAGCGAACGGATCGCCACCGCCCGGGATCAGACCATCGAACGCTACCTCCGGGTGATCACCACCGGCACCTTCACCAACCTGGTGTTCGCGGTGAACGTGGTCCGCAACGAAGCGACGAGGAACTACTAATGGCGATATCCAATGTTCTGGTTCATTGTGAACTGCTTGCGGTCGAGCCTATCGAGGACGAGTTGAGCGAATGCTGCATCCTCCCCTCTCTAGTGCGCTCCATCATCGCCATGTCTATCGGGGGAACCACGCGACTGATAGAACAACGCCTCTGCGTCGATTGCGGACAGCCGAACTAATGGTGAACCGGATCACTCCGAAGCTGGCCGTCCATCAGGTGAAGTCCTATGACATCTCGTCGCCGAAGGACACCCACCAGCGCCGCGCCTCCTGTGCCGAAGTGGAATGTAAGGCGACCCGTCTGGGATGGGAGTCGTTCATAGACGAGTCGACCAGCCTGGGGCAACGCCAGGCCGAGTACATCAGGCGCCGCTCGGGTCGGGGATTCCGTGAGACACGCAACGAGTTCGGGATCACCGTGTTCACCTTCCCTCCCGGGCAGTCATGTTTCTCCGAGCATCACGTGTCGGTAGAGCGGCCCGAGTTCTTCATCGTCCGGGACGGTGACTGGAGGGGCAACCCGACCGGGCGGGTCAGACTGCACGACCGGCCCGAACACTGGGTCGAGGACTTCGCATCACATCAGGAAGGGCTCATCCGAGCCTCAGAGTAAGGAGATAGGAAATGGCCAAAGAATCAGGGTTGGCATGGACGACCCTCGACGTGGACGACGCGGGCGGCACCGCTCAGGACTTGAGAGAGGATGTCAACTCCTTCTCGTTCGCCACGCCGATCAACGTGGCCGAGGTGACCGGCATCGACAAGAGCGCAGTGGAGCGCATCCTGTTGCTGAGGGACTTCTCGATCAACCTGCAAGGCACGTTCGATGACGACACCGCGGACTCGTTCCACGATGTGTTCGCCGACATCATGGCGGCCGCTGCGACCTCGAGGACGACATCGATCACGGTGTCGGCCCAGATCATGACCGGCGTCGAAGTGCTCTACACCGACTACGCCCTCAACCGGGGCGCGGACGGTCAGCTTCAGGTCACCGTCCCCGGGGTGCTGGCCAACGGCACCATCCCCGCCTGGACGACATGAAGATACGAGTCATCCGGGACGGTACTGAGACCCTGGTCGACATCGACCTGGACCCGGGCCGGTTCACCATGCGCGAGCTGGTCCGGGTCGAGGAGGCGTTGGGCGAGGAGAGGACCGCCAAGTTCATGTCGGGCGGCACGTTCGTCCCGACCCCGCGGGTGATGCAGGCGTTGATCTGGGCGAAGCTGCTGGACGTGGTGCCCGACGCTGCGCTTGATGACATGGACGTGGACATGGCCCAGCTGGAAGCGTGGGCGGGCGGCGAGCTTGCCATTCCACAGTCGGTCGACGGGGAGACGGAGGATGTGGTGGTGGAGGGAAAAGCGGACGAGGATACGTGAGGGGTCGTGTCCTCGACATGCTTCCGGTCCTCTCCTACCACTTCAGCCTCCGACCCTCTGATGTCTGGGCCCTGACCGACGAGGAGGTCCAGGTGTACCTCGATGCGGTGGAGGAGCTGAACCGTGGCCAATGATGTCGTAATCAAGGTCGCCACCAAGGGCGTCGCCGAAGCACGGCGCGCCCTCGATGATGTGAGGGGATCGGGGGAAGGACTATCCCGTGGACTGAGCAGGGTGGGCGGGGCGATGACCCTGGGGGTCACCGCCCCGATTGTCGCCGGGGCCACCGCCGCGGTGATGGCACTGGGACGGATCGAGAAGATCAGCGCCCAGACCGACGCGGCTATCGAGTCGACCGGCGGCGCCGCCAACGTCTCCCGGACTGAGATCGAAGACATGGCTGCCAGTCTGGAGAAGCTGACCTCGGTGGAAGCCGAAGCGATCCAGGAAGGCCAGAACATGTTGCTGACCTTCACCAAGGTCAAGAACGAGGTGGGCGAGGGGAACGACATCTTTGATCGGGCGACCAAGGCGGCCCTCGACTTCTCTGTTGCCACCGGCACTGACATGACCGCCGCCTCACTGCTGGTGGGCAAGGCGTTGAACGATCCCATGAAGGGACTGACTGCGCTGTCTCGAGCGGGAGTCGGCTTCACCGCTGAACAGAAGAAGATGATCACCGAGATGGTGGCGGCGGGCGACACGATGGGCGCCCAGAAGATCATCCTCGGTGAGCTAACCACCCAGTTCGGCGGATCGGCCGAAGCCCTGGGCGGGACGATGGTGGGCAAGATCCAGAAGGTAAAGAACGCATTTGGCGAGGTGGCCGAGACCCTCGCCTCTGCTCTGATCCCGATCCTCGAGTCGTTCACCGGGTGGCTCCAGAAGATGGCCGACTGGTTCAACAATCTCAATCCGGTTGCCCAGAAAATGATCGGCGTGTTCATTGCTCTGGTCGCCGCTGTAGGTCCTATGCTTCTGATTGGGTCCAAGCTGGTCACCGCATTCGGAATCATCAAGGCGGCGTGGGTAGGTCTGAACATCTCGTTCTCGATCACTCCCTGGGGTGCGCTCATCGCCGGCATCGTGGTGCTGGTCACGTTGATCATCATGAACTGGGACAAGGTGAAAGCCTTCCTGGAACGGACTTGGGAGGTGATCAAGAAGGCAGCGAAGGCGGCGTGGGATTGGATCAGCGGTGTGGTCAAGGGGGCGGTCGACTTCATCGTCAAGCTGTTCTTGAACTTCACCCTCCCTGGCCTGCTGATCAAACACTGGGACAAGATCAAGGAGGGGGTGCGTGCCGTGGTCGACACGGTGAAAGCTATCTGGGATGGGATAGTCGGGTTCTTCTCTGGGCTGCCCGGGCGGATCGGACGGGCGGTGTCGGGGATGTTCGACGGGATCAAGAACGCCTTCCGCACCGCGGTCAACTTCCTCATCGACAAGTGGAACAGCTTCGAGCTGAAGATCGGCGGGTTCAAGTGGAGGCTCCCATCGATCACGATCCCCAACCCGTTCGGCGACGACTGGAAGCTGGGCGGGAACACCTGGAACATCCCCGGCTTCGAGCTGAAGACCCCCAACATCCCCCGCCTCCACTCAGGCGGAATGTTCCGCGCTCCCACCCCGGGAGGGGAAGGGCTCGCCATCCTCAAAGACCGGGAGACCGTCATCCCCGCAGGGGGGGAGGGGGGCACGCTCCACGTCCTGCTCGAACTGGACGGCACCCAGATCGCCGAAGCTTTGGTCCCGGCGTTCACCAAGAAGATGCGACGAGACGGCAATGTCGGGTTCGCTGCCGGTGTCTGAGTGAGCTTCCAGCTTCTCCAGCTCGGCAAAGAGTCGTTCGCTTTCTGTCTCGACTCGGCGGCCCTGTCTATCGCCGACGATCTGGACATCAGGGTCCGGCTGATCATGGACCGATGGAAGCCGACCGCGATTCAAACCTTCATGTCGAAA